CGCCCCCGCCGCCACCGATCGTTCCAAGGTTGATGTCTCCGCTACCGTCCGGGCTGCGAGTCGTGCCGTTGACCGTGACCGTGCGGGGATAGCGCCCATCGCCCTCGGAAGTCGTGAGGTAGACGGGGTGCGGGTCGAACTGGGCGACGTGGGTCGAGACGGCAGCAGCAGCCGTGCCAGCGTCCTCTTTGCCGGACAGGGCCGCGGGCAAGCCGGTCACCTGGGCCTGCGTCACAGCGACGGGATCTGAGCCCGCGGCGCCGTGCGAGGTCGCGTGCGCGCTGGGGGTGAACCCCCCGACGCCGCCGGCGCTGGCCCAGCCGTAGGCCGTGGGGCCGAGCACCGTGAGAATGTGACCGACCGGAGACGACGCGATCGGGGGGACGTTGCCCGAGCCGACAGCCAACCCGTTGATCTGGGCCTGAAGCCCCGCCCTGACTCGCTCAATCTCCACGACCCAGGCAGCCGCGAGCCCGATTGGCGCCAGCGTCGACGGGTCGATAATCGGCAGGTCCTCAAAATTGACGACCGTCACCGAATCCGGCACGGTGAAGAACAACGTGAGAATCTCGGCGTCGCCGATGGACCAGACGATTCGCCACGCCCAACCCGCGCCGAAGCTGGTCGTGGGCGCGAGTTCGGCAAGCACGGGTGTGGCTGTCGGGACCGCGAATCGCCGAGGCGAAGGCAGTCGAATGAAGTTCAACACCGTATCAAAGAGCAGGCGGCTGGCGGACAGCTCGAACGTCAACGCCTCGCCAGGCGCCAACCCGAGCGAGTCGGCAGCGCTGAATCGGACTTGCGTCACGGAAGCCTCCCTGTATTGGCCAACACGATACGGATGCGAGTCATGCGACGCCAGGTCCGATTGGACCTACTCAACTCGCGCAACTACCGTGAGTCGGGTATACAGCCCGCGAGCGACGCTATACCCATGAACCGTACGAGTCACGAGCGCGAGGAGACTTGGCACGTCCGAGTCGAACCGATCGGCCTGAGATTGCAGGCGAATAGTATCACCAGCTTGGATTCTGGGATCGCCACCTCGCAGGGTGATCTCGGTGGACACGGAACGAACCTGGGAGGTGTCCGCCAGGATGTCGGCAAGCTGCTGGGTCGTGTGGCTATCGTCCTGCCGCCAGGGTGAATCCTGCAAGACGAGAGCCGAGCGAGATATCGCCGGCAGAGGAGATGCGGTGCTGATAAAGATAGTACGGTCGGCCTCGTCGATTCCGTACGACCCATTGAGGATGATTCCCGGCGCCCCGGGCTCGTTATTGATTGACGACCCGGGAGGCGGAGCGAACGAGCCCCACGACTTCGGCCACACCGCATAGAGTGTCGACCCTGAAAGATTCTCGGTGGTCAGCTCCAGTTCATTCGGACCGATCTGTCGAACGGAGGCGTTCCCCCACGCGCTCGTGAGCGGGCTAGCCGCGGCGGCCGAGAGTCCCACCACGATAGTGGCACTGTTCCTGGCGTTGGAACTCGAAGGGGGGAAGGTGGTGGTGAGGAGAGTCAGGTAGCGATCCGTGATGCACAGCGGCCGGTCGGTCTGCGCGCGCGCGGTGAACTTCGTGACGCCAGTCGGTATCTCAATAACCGAAGGCCACCTAAACGTGAACTCAGAGTTGTCGTCGTCAATCAAGCCCTGGGTGAATCGAAGCTTGCGAACTCGCGCGCTGACGACGTTGCGCACCGCCGACGTCCGCGAAATCCACTTGCCGTCACTGACGAGATCGCGTTCTATCAGGAGGGTTCGGACTGGAACGCCTGACAGTGCCCGCATCGTGGTATAGCTGCGCAGCCGAAAGATTCCCTGCTCGGTGTAGTCGACAGTCGCACCGGCGCCACCGGCTATGTCCTTGATAACGTTATAGGCATCCTGCTCAACGACTTCGGGCAGCTGCCAGATGCGATGCCCGGTCGCTTCGAGGGATGTTCCCGTTGGAATGACGGGATCAGTTGAGCCCCAGACAGGAACCGGAGTCCCCCCGGTGTAGATGGCGCCAGAGCTGACCGGGTCCATCGAGACCGAGACCTGCTGCATCTTTCGCGAGGCATCAAGGTAGATAGTCGCCTGTAGATCCACCGCGGGGCGTGTAATGACGAAAGTGTTCGAGGCCGCACGCAAGGCCAACGTGGCAGTGGACCTGGCAACGTCGATTCGACCAGAACCCGCCGTGGTCCAACGCAGCGCGACAGCGACGTATATCTGTCCGGTCGGCGTTCCCGTGCCGTCCGCCGCGAACGTGGCGGTCACCGCAGTCACGGGGGCGAACAGCGAGCCGGGGCTAGACAAGCGCGCCGTGATAGTCCCGTCCCTGTTGACCAGGAGACCCAAAGACGCATTGTCGGCCCGCGCCCCCCTCACCTCGGCGACTAGGAAACTGCCGATGAGAGGCCAGCTGACGTCGACGAATCCTTCAATCATCCATGCCACAGTGCCGGCATAGGCGGTCGGCCACCTTGCATACAGGCCGCTCCCTGTAAATTCCGATGCACGACACGTCTGTGGCAAGACGACGTTTTGATTCCACATCGGCCCGAACTTCCCCTGAATGAACGTGGGGGTGACCGCCGCGGCGCTGCCCTCCTGCTCGGACGAGCGCAACGGCTCAACAGAACCGATTTCGGGGACCAGTCCACCGACGAGTGGAGCCGCAAAGACGGCCACGGAACGGAACGCTGGCGTCACCCGCAGGCCAGCTGAATGCAGGCAGTGAACGATCGGGCCGAGCGCATCGAGAGGCGCATTGGCCCGTTTGGTCCGGGTCTCCCCGGCGCCGACCACAGGCAGGGTGACCGGCACGTGCAGCACCTCGGAGTAGTCGACGATCGACAACCGCGTAGTCCCACCCTGCCGCACGAGACCGTCCGACGACGTCTCCTGGACCACGCCGGTCAAGAGTCGCAAGTTCTCATTCGCGCCCGCTATGGCGGCGACCTCCACACCCACGCCCGTGCCCAGAGCGGACGACCCCGTGATCGAGAGGGGATGAAAAACGCGCGCATCGCTGCCTGTCACGACAACTGTACCCTGACTCGATGTGACCCCACTGGCAATGCGGGCCTCTTCAGGAACGACGGTTCGCTCCAGCGTCCGCGTCACCTCGACAGATTCCAGGTCGACGTCGATCTGATTGTTTGAGACATCGACGATTCGTGCCGAGGGGCTGCGGGTGGACGAGAGGATAGCGGCTTCAAACGTCGAAGTAGCCAGCAGCACGTCAGGTCACCTCAAGCAGTCGCATTGATGCAGTGCGCCACAGTGGAGCTATGACGGCAATGTCGGGCTTATCGGGGACGATGACGCGGGCCGAACCGCCGGGGGGCACATAGCCCGACGAGGCGATAAGAGTTGACCTGCCCAGAACCCGGATAATGGGCTGGGAAACAGACCCAGTGGCACTTGAAGTGATCGCCATCCTTGACCAGGCGGTGCCCGCCGGAGCGGTCTGAGTAAATCCAACCTCCACCCACGAACTCGTCAAGGCATAAGAGAAGGACGGCCCGCTGATAACAGCACCAAGGACGTCCATGAAATCAAGAAACACTGAGACGGTAACGGGAATTGAGGAGACCACTCGCCTGAAAAATGCCCCGGCATACACTAGTTGACCCGGCTCGACAGGAGTGACGCCGGTGTAGCGAAACACGGGTCCGGCGGAGACCGAATTAGCATTTGTGAATCCGCTGGCACCCCGACCCGCAATCGGGAGCGCCTGACTCCCATTGCTCGAAAGAAACGATGAGGCGGGCAGGTGATTGCCGTGACTCGAATCGACAAAATAGAACGATTGGCTGGACAGATACGCCGCCATGACGGCGCCGGTCTGCACCTCGGTGAGCAGGGGCCAGGTCAGCTCCCACTCAGAGAACCCCGCTGGGCCAATCGTGTCCACGGTGCGACTGCCGTTAAGCGAGTCAATGATGGACCTGTTGACTGAAGTCGTTCTACCGATGGCGGTTCCCCACGGCAAGGGCGGCACGTCACGGAGGTTGCCCAGTTCCCCCCAGCGGTACTGTGCGAGGACGGTCATCGCCTGCCCCTCTCGTTGTTGCCCGTTGCCACGATGCTCGCTATCCCCACCGGGTCGATCTCCAGGCCCCAGCGCAGGTCGCCGAGCAGGCTCGACGACGTCAGGCCCGAAGCATTGCTGGAAGTGCGGGCAAGTCCCGACGTGGCGATCGTGTCCAGAGCCGCTGCCCCGGCAATGCCCCGTGCAGCGGACTCGACCTCCGGTCGGCCGGACCGCAGGCTGGACGCCAGGTCAGACGTGAAAGCCTTACCTGTGGCGGTCGACCAGCCGTCACCTGATAGCGGACCCGCGGCTGGAGGAGAGCCAGGCTTCGTGAACAGGCTGATGCCTCGCGACAGCAGATTCTTGACCGCGCCACCAACGGCGTCGATGGCTTTGTTACTGCCGAAAGCCCCGGTCATCCCGTTGATGAACTCAACCGCGAGGTTGTTGCCGAGTATTGACAGTTCCTCGAACGGGCTGGAATTTCCGAAGAGAAGGTTCTGAACGCTCAGCGGCTCGATTTTCTTGAACACGTTCTCGATAAAATCGCGAAGGTCCCGCAAGCGCTGTTCCGCGATGTCCGCCCCGTCCCCAACGGCCCCGAGAACTCCCGACAGGTCAAGCTCCGTCAGTGCCCCGAGGAGATCAAAGACGGCTTCGTAGGCGTCGACGGCCGCAAATCCGGCCTCGAAAAGATAGCCCACCACTGGCCCGATTGTCTCGTTCAGTAAAATAAATGCCTCGATCAGGTCCCCAAGCAGGTCCACCAAGTCGGGGAGGAGCTCGACAAATCGTATGGCCGCCTTGACCGACCGCTCCAAAAAGTCCAGCAGCTCAGCGCGCTTCTCGGGATCCTTTAGTTGCTCGTTCAGATCTGACAGGGCTGCCGCCAGTTCGTCAAAGAGGCTCTGGCCTGCTTCGTCGGCTGGTAGGAAGATGCTGCCAAGAATCCCTAGCACGTCCTCGCCGACTTCCAGCAGGGCGCCGAACGTCTCGACGGCTCCCCCGATGAAGTCCTCAAGGCTCCCCTCGCCACTGTCGGGTAATCCATCAAGGAAATCGGCGAACTGCTCGGCGACCTCAGTAATGAGTCGCGCCACCTCGGGAAGCGACGGGGCCGCCGCCTCAACAATTAACAAGAACGCCTCGGCCAACGCCACTGCGCCGGGCGCCGCGATTTCGAGTGCCTCGCTCAGCGCCTCAATCGTCTCACGCAGAGTCGCTTGCGCCTCCGGGGTGCTGAAGGCATCCAGCAGCAGCCCGGAGTATTCGCCCAGGGCGGTAGCAAAAGCCGGCGCAGAACCCTCCAGAGTCGTCAACGTCTGGTTCACAAAGTTGCGGAGCGGGTCGTCGACCTCCAGCAAGAAGGCGTCCTGAAGGCTCTGTTGGAAGTCATCGAGGCGTGGCTTGGAATCGACCAGGTCTCGCACTAGGGCCTTGGCGCGGTCGCCGAGCTTATCAAATGCCTCGGAAGCCGGAGTCAGGGCGGGGGCGAGGCGTTTCAGCGATTCGAGGACCTGCTGGTTAGCGGTCTCTTGAGAGAGGATGGCATCGGTGATGCGCAGTTCAGCGTCCTCGACGGCCTCGCTCGCGGCGATCTTGCTGCGCGCTGCCTCAACGGCGACGTCGGCTGCACCCGATCGCGCGTCGGCTTCGTTGCGTGCGTTGGTGATCGCGGCCTCGGCGACGCGAGCCTCGGCTGCCGCGCGGTCGCGCTGCGCGTCCTGCACCGCCCGGTTGGCGTCAATGACGTCAGTGAGTCCATCGGCGCCGCGGGACTGCGCCGTGGCGAGATCGTTCTGCGCGTCGACCGAATCCTCGCGAGAATCCGCCAGGCGCAGCTCGGCGGCCCGCACGTCCAGGATGGCCTCAGCGATCTCGCCGGCCTCGCTGTCATAGCTGCGACTCAGCTCCAGCAACCGCTGCCGGGCTCCCTCCAGTGCCGCCTCGGCCTGCGCTTCCCCGACGCCGCTGTTACGGACGGCATCTTCGAGGTCGCGGAAGGATGCCACGGCGCGCTGCCTGGCCGCGGTGGCTCGCTCCTGCGCGCGCTCTTCACCCAGGATGGCGGCGGCGAGACTGCTCTCGGCCTCGGCGAGGCGGCGGGCGTTGTCCTCAAGGGTGCGCTGGATGTCTGCCTGTGCTCGGACGACCTGCTCATCGGCCGCGAGCGAGGTGGTAACGACCGCTGCGCGCGCATCCGCCAGGGCCCGCTGTGCTCGACCGACTTCGTTGGCGGCGCGGCGCGTTCCCAGTGCGGCCTGCTCGACGGCGCGGCGGTTCGCTTGGCTGGATGACGTGGCGTCGTCCTGCACCGCGGTGAGTTCCTGGTACGCCGCGACGATGCCCGTGACGGCGGGCACGATAATCCCCAGCGCACCAGCCGCCCCGAGAAGGAATCCAGGCAGGGTCGCCAACACGCCGACGACTTGCCCGATGTTGGCAGCCAGCGCGACGAACGCCACGCCGAGCGGCGCCAGGAGAAGAAACACCACGACGAATTGCCGCTGCGTGAAAGTCAGCCCCACACCGAGGCGCCCGAGCGTCGAAAGCAATCCACCGAAGGCGTTGCTCCGCCCGCCGGAGTCGGTGTCACTCAGGCTCCGCCGAAGGTCATCCAACTGGCGCTTGAGCCGATCAACGTCGGAGGCGTCGACTTCAACATCGAGCTTGGCGACGTCCCGGTTGATCTCGTTAAGCAAGCGCTGATACCGCGCGTCGTCGACGTCCAGCGTGGCGAGAATGGTGAGGCGTTGATCGAGGTCGGTGACATTCAGTTTCGGCTTGATCTCCGGCGGGGCGCCCTCGATGCGCCGTCGCAGCTCGTCGTACTTCGCCCGAACAGCCGTGAATCCCTCGACATCGAACCCAATTGGAACGGAGTCGAGTTCACGCGCAATGCGACGCAGCTCACCTGGCAGTCGAGAATCGTCCAGCTCGACAATAACTCCGAGAGTGGCGTCGATGTTGTCGATGCGATCCAGTGCCGCCTGAAGAGCGGAGCGGGCACGAACGGTGTCGATCTGGCCATCGGCGAATCGGATCGCCTCGGCGGGGACTTCCAGATCAAGGCCGGCAAGAGCGGACTGCAAGTCTCGACGCAACTTGAGGATGCGCGGATCGCTCGCGGGAGTGCCGCCGACTATCTCTACTTCGAGACGTGCAACAACATCGAGAATGTCTTCAAGCGATTTCTTCGTGGCGGTCGCTTCAGTTTTCGCCTTAGCGCCGTCGCCCAGCTTGACGTCAATCGAGGCTTTTCCCAAACCACGCAAGGCCGCCTCAAGTGCCGACTTGTTGATGACCGGGTTGAGCTTGACATCCGGCGGTGTGGCGAACTTGTTGAGCGCATCCGTAATCGACTTCCTCGTGATGCGCGCGCCGAGCGGGACGGTCGGAGGGGTGGCGATCTTGTCAAGCGCCTCCTGAATCGATTTCTTGGTGATCCGCGGTGTGAGCGTGACGGCCGCCGCGCCAGCCTTATCAATTGTCGCCTTGACATCCGACTTTGTGACCCTGGGGTCAATGTCGACGGTCAGGCGCGCCGAAGCCGCCTCGATCTCCCGCTCCAGCTTCTCGGAGTCCAGGTTCGGCACGACTTGGACGCTGAATTCCTGCGTGATGCGGGCCAGATCGGTTGCCAGGTCAGAGGAAAACTTCGACGTGTCGGGAACGACGCGAATGTTGACGCGCCCGCGCTCGCTACCACCGGGACCGGCCGTCATACCTCGATGCCTCCCGTGATGGATGATATGACGAACCCTGCATCGTCATCGGACGATGAATGACCAGGCAGCCCGGAGCCGGGCGCGCGGACCGGCGTGAAGTCGATCGACTTCTTCTGGAAAGTGTTGTAGAAGGTGACGCGCAATGCCCGCACCTCGTTGACCAGATTCGCGATCATGCGGAGACTGGCATCCCAGTCCCGCCAGGCGCGAGGGTCGTCGTCTTGGTAGCCATCATCGATTCCCGGCGTCAGCGTGTTCCACGCCTCGGCGGTGCGCCGCGCGAAGAAGTGAGACCCGGGAGGAAGACGCGACACGAGATCGAGAAACTCTCGCGTCGGCATGAGGCGACGACCCTCGCCGTCCAGGCGATCAATGTCGTGGACGGAGCAGGAATAGTACGTGCGGAAATCTCGGGTGAGATCGGCCAGCACGTCGCTATCCCCTAGGAGCGCCGCCGCCTCTTTGCTTCCCCCAGCAGACGCACCAATGGGCCGATGAAAGCCATCAGATCCTCGTTCTCCAGGCCCTTGAGGTGCTCCAGCATGATCGGCTTGTTGAAGGCGAGGGCCTCCAACATCTTCTCGACCATCACGCACATTCCGATAGCGTCGCTCTCCGCCAGGTATGCGCGAATGTCGATGACCCCGCGATCGACTGGCTCGCGCTCTGTCCGGGTCAGTGAGAAATACTCGCGCATGGGGGGGAGGGTCTTCAGGAGTGCGGCGTCGGCCTCTGCCGCTGCCTCCTCCCGTGCCTTGAGGTCGACCAGCGCGGGATCGAGCGGCAGCGGCGGAGCCGCTGGCGCGGAGGCGTACACCTCGGGGCCGCCCGTCGAGACCGGCGGCGCGATGAACGACGAGCCAGCAGGAGTTGTCATGGCCGGCTCAAACGAGCGTGTTGAAGACGCGGAAGAGGTAACTGTCCGCGTCACGGGAGATGACGGTAGCCCGCAGAGGCAGGACGCGGGGGCTCGGTCCCGAAAGGCTGCCGTTGGCGCGGATGGTCGCCGTCGAGGCATAGAAGACGTCCCGCTTGTTGCCGTCGACGAACGCCGCGAGCAGCTGACGGTTCTGCCCGGTCTCCGACTTCGGCACCGAGAAGTCGATCGCGGAGCCAGACGAGGTGGACGTGCCGCCGGAGAAGAACAGCTGCAAAGTGTCGGTGTCGAGCTGAAGGGACGTGAAGTCCATGAAGTATGTCACGGCGGCGGTCGACTCGATGATCCCGCCCTGAAGCGTCGGAATCTGCGTGACCTCTCCGCCTTCGCGGGTGATGGTCAACGGGTTCTCCCGGTCGGTGTGGGCCAGCTCGATCCACGGCGCTGGCGGTGTGGTGCCAGCGATGCCCGCGGTCCAGAACAAGCCATAGTCCGAGGGGATCACCGTCGAAAGGTTGGTGTTGACGTAGAAGTACCCCTGGGTCCAGACCTGGACTCGGTTGAGGTTCCGTGCCATTGCTACTCCTCTTGGTTGTGTATCAGCAGGTCGAGCACGAGGGTCATGCCGTATTCGTGGACTTCTGACGGGCGTGACACCATGTCTGTCCACGCACGACGGTTGGCTGAACGAATCCACCACATTCCGGGAATGCCTTCAGCAGTGAACGCTTTGATCGACACGGCATTCAGATAGCCCGTCTGAAGATCGAGGCAGATGTCGTGTGCAATGGAGTAGCCGTCCTGCGTTTCACCGTCGCTGGACCAGACCTCGACGAAGATTTCCCAGGACTCCGCACCGTCCCCCGCCGTGTCCACGCGCCCAGCGACAACCCGCTGTCGAATGATGGCGCCGTAGTAGTCGGGGTGTTCGGGGTAGTGCGACCCGATGAACACGCGGTCGCCGGTCAGCCACGAATTCAGGAATTCGGTCGACGCGGAGAGTGCGGCGGCGTTCGGACGCGAGTGAAGCTTCATCGAGATCATCGGTTCAGCACCCTGCCCAGGGCGCCGACGCCCGGCCGGTATCGCTGATTGGCTGGCTGATAGCCGTACTCGGCCCACGCGGAGCGCTCCGCGCCGGAGGCCCGGCCTCGCGTCACGGCTTCGACGTACACCTGGCGGTCGATCTCGCCCGCCACGTCCCATCCGGCGAAGAGGGGAAGAAGCCAGCGATCCTCGCTGCGGATGTTCGAGAGTTCACTGGCCACGGCGGCGGAAAGGTCCTCAGCGAGGTTGTCGAGCGCTTCCTGCACGGGGTCTAGCGCCGCAACGTATCGAACGAAATCCGGGTCAGTGATGAAGAGTCTCACATCACCCTCCGAAATCCAGGACGTGCGTGTTGGTCGGATTGTCGTAAACCATGCCGCCGAGGCATAGTGCGCAACTTGCCGTGCTGTGAACCCGGGCCTTACGGTCGGTCCACGTTTTCCGTGCATGATGGTGATTGCACAGTGTCCGCAGGTTAGCAGGATCGAAGAAGGCTCCACCATCTTTGACCGCAATTATGTGATCGACCTGTTTGCCCGATGCGCCGCACATGAGGCATGCGTACGAATCGCGTACCCGAATTTGCTCAGCGAGGGTCCGCCACTCATGGCTCTGGTATCTCGGGTCGTTGTCTTCATACGCCATCAAAAGACTCCACGGCCGAGACGAAAGCTGCGAGGCGCTCCGTTGTGAGAGCGTGCAGTTCGGTCGCGCGAGCGATGGCACTGACCGAGAGCTGCGAATATCCGTCCAGTGCCAGTCGAACACCCTCGACCCACGCCGCCGGATCGTCGGTATCGACGACGACACCGGAGTCCTCGACGTTCTCCAGCAGGCCCGGAGTGCGCCTTACGACAGAGGGCCGGCCGAACGACGCGGCCTCCATCGCGACCAGCCCCCACGACTCGTAGCGGCTCGGCATCATGACGAGCTTCGACTGACGGTAGACCGACCCCATGTCATCCGTGGCCGGATGCGTGACGGTGTTCTCCCCAAGCAGTAGTCGTTGTGAACCGTATCCACCGACAACGCCCAGAAACTGCTCATCCGGCATGGCCTTTGCGACCTCGGCGAAGATGTCGACACCCTTGGCGTGCGTGAGGTTGACGAGCGTGATCTTCTCGCCCGGAGGAGTCGGATCGACGGGGAAGCGATTGATGGGATTGACCACGACGTAGGTGAAGTCCTGCCGGTAACGAAGAAAGGCGTCGCGCATCCACCGGGAGTTGAAGACCGTCAACTCCGGGCGGGAATTTCTCCACACGCTCACGACCTGAGGGAAGTCGGAGTGCAGCAGCATGGCGACGGGCTTGTGCATCATGCGGGCAGTGGCGTGAATCTGTGATATGACTGACGGGAGGCATTGCGTAAAGACGAGATCAGCAGCCTGCATCGAGCGCAGCATCAGGGCGTCGTCGAAGTGATGAATCACGACGCCGTCGACGACGACAGACGAGGCGGGTGCGTGACGATCGGCGCGATGACAGACGTGAACCCGGTGGCCAGCCACAACGAGAGCACGCGATAGTTCGTGAGCCATAACCTCGGCGCCTGCCTTGACCGCCGGAGTCCAACAGTCGACGACCCAAAGAATCTTCACCCCATCGGGGCTTTCATGTGAGGCAAGAGAAGGCCGTACGCCAGCTGCGGGATGTCCTCTTTCGAGGGTGGCCCGGAGCCGGGAGACAGGCCGGGGCGCGCATTGCGCCCCGGCCGCGTCTCCCACAAGTGCTGGCCGATGACCAGCGTGGCCTCATCAAGGGCGGACGCACGACCGGAACTCGGGTCGCTGTCAATCCGCCCGCACCAAGACTCAACAATCCCCACAGCGGCGAGCAGTACGCGAAGCAGCTCGGACTGCTCTGCCGGAATTCTCGATGCCGGCAGTCTGAGGTGGTCTGCGAGAACGGTGATGGTGATGGCCACGTGATTCCCCTAGTCCTTGACGGGCCTGGGGGTGGGGGTCTTGCGCGGCGCGCTCACGTCAGGCGCGCCGCCCTTGTCACCTTTGCCATGCGCAGCCTGCACTCGGGCAGGAACGTGTGGCGGAATCGCAACATCTCGCCTCTCGCCCGGCTCAGCGGTCGCCGCCTCAGAGGCGGCAGGCTGAAAGGGGTAATCGTTGACGATGTCGTCGAGGTACCGCTTGCGCAGCGCATTGCTGAGGGCCGGGTGCGACTCGTCGACAACCGTGCCCGCACGGAACGTGTACCGGCGTCCTTCAAAGCTCGTGAAGAACGTACCCTTGATGCGCTTGAGAGCCATCAGATATCGAGCATCCGGAAGGCATTCGTGTTGACGCAGTCCGCGCCGACGCGGAAGTAGCCGTACCAGCCGCGCTTGCCGGTGGGACGACCACCCGTACCGAACAACTGCGGGATGAATTCCACAGTGAAGCCGATGCGGTCGGCGATGTAGTAATACTGGAAGTCACCGAGGATCGCGGCGAGGTTCGTCGCAGACGACGACGTGGGCGTGGAGTCCATCGCCTCGGCTTCGACGATCCGGTAACCCAGCAGCTCCGGGGGCAGACCGAACTGGAGCTGCGTCCAGAGGGCGGCGCCGCCGTTGGTGTCGAGTCGGCGCGTCAAATTGTAGAACGCGCGGTTCGCCATCCAGGAGGACTGGGACCGGAAACGCTCAGGCAGCGCGCTGTCCAGGGCGTAGAGGTCATCCACGGCGAAAGCGTTGGCCGTGGTCGAAGCGACGACCGAAGACGTACCGTTCAGCGAAGTGACGATGCCGCGGGGCTGACCGGTTCCGGTACCCGTTGCAAAGGCGGTGTTCTCCAGGTTATTACGCCCGTTGAGTAGCAGCCGCGCCACGTTGCCGGCGACGTTGGCGCCATCGGCGAGGGCCTCTAGGGAGATCGGGATAAAACCCGCACCCTTGTGAATGGAGATAGTCGGACCCGCAAAGGTCGGAGTGTCGTCGGACACCGTGACATCCGCGCCGGCGCCACCGTTCTCGTTCGACTCGCCGTCCCACGAGAACTGCGGGTCGCCCGCCGAGACGCCATTCCAGACATCGCCCGTGGCGATGACCTGGGTGGCAACGGTGCGGATTCCGTTGGCAACTCCAGACGCCGTCTGAATGACTGTCGGGTCCAGCTGGAATGGGACAAGGAACCCACCCGCAGCGTCGGTCAGCGACATGCCACGGGCCGCCGCCTGAACCTCGGCGACCGCGTAGTGCTCGGTGTCGGAGAGGCGGGGGTTGTAGGGATTCTTCGACGTCTTGCTGAAGGCCCGGAAGTACGCCGGGGCAGACAGTGCGAGAGTCAGGCGGGAAAGCTTGCCGTCCTCATCATCGAAGCGCTCCAGGATCGAGATGCCAGCTTCCCGAATCTTCTCAGTAGCCCCGGGCATCTTCTCGACGGCGTCGAGGGCGCGGGCGTGGTACTCCGAACCCAGCTCCTCGGGGGAACGGCCGAAGGACCGGAACCCGTCCATGTTCCACGGGTTGCGCCGCCTGAGGTCCTCGGCGGAACGCGCCTCGAACATCGGATCGACGTCATACGCATTGTCGTCGACGGCCTGACGCTGCGCCTGCGCGGCGAGGTGCAGCTTGCGGGAGGGCTCCAGGCGCTCATTGATCTTCGCCATCGCGGAGTCGCGTTCGATCGACTCCTTGTGCTGGGCGAGAGCCTCGAAACGGGCGGTCAGCCGCATCCACTTCTCGCGCTCTTCGGTGCTCAGCTCGCCGTCGCGCGTGCGCAGCCGGTCGATGCTGTCGCGAATCTCCTTCATCTCGGAGATCGACTCTTCGTACGTGGGCATGTCGGGATCGAGACTTGTAGCCATCACTGCTCCTAAATCAAGGGGATGAACCTCTTGTCCAGGGCGTCGAATACTTCGGCGAGCTGTCGCCGTTCGGCCGCCGCGGTTGATTCCGCGGTTCGCTCACTCGAAGGGCCGTCGTCCTCGGGGGGGCCGCCGGCTTCCGCGCCAGGGCGCGCAGTGACGAGGAGATTCTCGGACGGGTCGGCCTGCTCGATGTCCGGGTGATCGGTTTCGATCGGCGCGGCTGGCGAACCAGATGCGTCCGAGTGGTCCCGAGAGTCTTCCGACTCATCTACCGGCTCTTCTGCTGGGGTTACTATGCCGCCCACGGAGAGATCACGCAAGTACACCTCTGCGCGATCTCGAATTGCCGCAGTTGTCTCGCTGTAGGCGGGAAAGACCACCGGACCCATCTCGCTGATCCTGATTTCGACGAGGTCGCGTGTGGCGATGCCGTCCGGGCCGGTTCCCCAGCGTTCCTTGATGACGTCGAAGCGGAACGACATGCCCTTGATCGAGCCGGAACGCAGCGCCTCGTGCAGGGGCCCCCACATCGGATCGCGGTGCAGCTCGCCCACGGTGAACAGACCCGCCTCGTCCTCACGAATCTCCACAAAGTTCCCAATAGGTATCGAGCCGAACATCGGGTGGCGGCCGTGGTCGAACTGCATCACTGGCGTCCGCTCGCGGATCGACTTCCGCGGGGCGGACCGCTTGATCTGCTCATCGAACTCGCCCTCCCACGAGTTGATTCGCGTCGGCTTGTCCCACATCATCGAATATCCCTCGAAGCGATACCCGGTGGCAATGTCGGTGAACTTCGTGACCTCGAACGGGACTGCGCGCGTCACATCATTCCGCGGGGCGCTCATCGGCGTCTGACCTGTCATTGCGGACCTCCTGTGACTGCGGGCGGATTCAAGCCGGGGGAAGAGAGGGGCGGATCGTCCGGCGGATCGTCCTCGGGGGCCTCGGCGCCGGGCTCCTGGAGCTGGACGGAGTAGAGGCCGGAATGCCTCAGCAGTGACATGTCACGCGCAAGGACAGCCTTGACGATCGTCTCGGGGGTAAAGCCGGCCATGATGAGGACGTTGATAGTCGCGGCGTTCGTACTGAATATCTCAGCCACGCGCAACTCATCATTGCGGAGGTATGGGTTGTTCGACGTGTCATACCACAGGCGCTGAGCCTGGCGGGCCGGCGGGAACAACGTCTGAAAGCTGCCCGCTACCGACTGCCAGAACGGGTGGCACTCGCCGTCAGCGAAAGCGTCACGAGCTTGGCGATAATCGGTGTCGGAGCTGTTCTTGAGGGCCTCGCTGAATCCGACCAGCAGCGGAGGAACCCCGGCGGCGCTCGCCAGCCGTGCTTCGATGGCGCCTCGCGTCTCGCCGAAGCCCAGCTCGGAAAATGTCGCCCCGACCACGGTGACGTCGACCCCGCCGCCGATCTGGATCGGCTTCCCCGCGTTGTCTGGACCCGCATAGGTCTTGTTGAAGAACTCGGCGAACTTCGTCACCTGGTCGGGCGGCAGCTGTGGCGGATAAGCGACGATCATGTTAGGTGTCGCGCCGTTCTTGAGGTACTTCTGAGCGTGCAGTGTCATCACGTCGTCGAGCGCGACCTCGCGGATCGCCTTGGTGAGCCACGACATGCCGCGCCAGGGGTAGGACGGGTCGGGGTAAGGCTTGATGTGGGCGACCTGTCCCGGACTCAAGGCAATGACTTCGCGATTGCCCATAGCACCGCGATGCGTGTGCGCGAATCCCAGTGGATAGAAGACACCCGTGACGGGCTCGCCCAGCACCACGAACACGTTCAGCGGGTCCAGTCGTACCAGCCGATCCGGCGTTCCCTTCGGGAGTTCATCGAATGGCACACCCTGAAGGGCGGCCTCCGAGAGGAGGGTTGACATGAGAGTCCAGTAGGAGTTGCCACAGGCGTCGACGTCGATGACAATTGTCGCCATTAATTCTTGCGTGGTACCGCCGACCCACGGGGTCTCCAGCAGGCGCAGCCTGCTGCCGACGCGAGACGTCTCCGAGTAGATTCCCTTGGCGTTCTTCTGCTGGAACGTGAAGTCGACCATAGACAGCGTCTTGTAGCGCTTCTCGACCAAAGCGCCAATGATGGGATTGCTGGTGATCCGAGCAACGTGCGCGTCCCACTCCGAAGATGGCGACTGGATGAACTCGCCATTGAGGAGAGTCTGGGAAAGGTTGCCCGGCATGTTGAACTGTTGCGGCGGCTGCTTGAGATAGGCGCCCGACATGCCGACCGCCAGGGCCAAGTCCGAGACGCTCTCGATCTGGACCCGCTCGTTGCGACGAAGCGCGCGGGAGACGCGACTGGCGAGGGTCACCCTTCAGGCGTTTCGGGGCTATCGGGATCGGCGACAAAAAGGCCCAGTAGTACCACTGCCGTGCCCACGACGATGTCGGAAATGTCGCCCGACGCAATGCCCAGAAATGCGCATGTCGCACCAAGTAGTGCGATCGTGATCGCCTGCCACATTCTAGGAGTCCTCCCGATATGAGCCAGTTGGGAAAATTACGATCGGCTCGGCCGGCTGTGGCGTTGAGACTAGCGCCAACCTTGCCAAACTGATAGCACAGATTGCGACCGTGCTTGTCGTGCGTTCCCAAACGTACAAACCCCCACCGAGTCGTCTTCTATGCACAGAAGCGGCAGCCGTTGACAACAGAGACAGGTCGGGCACGCTCATTGCCGGGACCTCGGATGTCACGGCCGTGAACAGACCCGAGGACGCTGCCGCGAACTCGCGCTGATTGGCAGACCGGATGTCGGCGCCGAATCCCCTCGCCGTCAAGGCGAGCGGGGCGACCGGCCCGGCGCCCTCGTACCAGACGGGTGCATTGAATGTCTTGCTCCATCTCGCGGTAGCGGCCGGAATCCAGTCGAGCCCCTCGCCATGCTGGAGGACGCTGACATACGGGACGTCTCCATTGAAGACGGCCAGAGCGATGACACCCATTGACCCGTCCTCGGCGGCGTCGACGGCGAGACCGACGCGAGCGCCGGGCCTTCCGATCGTGAAACGACGGTCGATGATCTGATCCCAGCCGCTCTTGGAGAACACAGAGCCGGCGCCCGTGCCGCGGGTGATGTTGAAGTACGCACGGCGGAAATCCTCGACGTCCTTGGTGCCTTCTCGCTCTGCGCGGATTGTCCGGACCGACTGCGTGAAGCCGAGCTGCTTGGGGCCCAGGGCCGGCATGATCCGATACCAGGCTTCCTCGTCATCGGGCTCGTCGTCAGGCTCGCCGGACCACTCGAAGTACGCCGTCCCCTCGCGCAGCTCTCGCTCAACGACGTCTCGGCCCTGAGTCATCGCGGCATTCCACACAAGGCTCGTCTGGTCGCCAGCCGTGCTTAATCGCCATATCTGGGCCAGTTCCTTGGTGAGCATTGCCGGACGCATCGAAGCGTCACGGCGGGTATCCCGGTCGGCGAATAGCTCGTCCTGCACGCCCATGTCCAGGGTGCGGCCGTGTCCAGCGTCCTTCGAGCCAGACATCAACTCCAGGCGCGACTGGTTGGTCCAGGACACCCCCTCTTCGCCGCGCGCCAGGTGGAACTGGTGAATGCCGACCTTGCGCTGTTGCGCCGTGTTCTTCCGAACCGTGTCATATCCAAGCGCGGGCAAGAAATCTTTGACCAGCTTGTAGCGAGCGGCCGTTCCATCTTGCGCGGAATAAACGATGACCTGCTTGCCGCGACCCCACGGGTCACCGGTTGCTCTCTGAAGCATTGCGGCCAGAAGCAGGGTCGTCTTCCCGCTCTGTCTCGGGACCGATATTACGACGTCTCGGTAGGCTGGTATTCCGTCGTCGAGTAGTTCACCCGCAACCCACGCAACCTGACGCTGCCACGGCATGAGTCGGACGCCGAGCAGCTTGGCATAGTGTTCAATCTGACCACCGACGCTCTTTCGCTCCGGAGATCTCGGCGTTGCGAACCGGGGCTGGGCCGGCATGAAATCATTCATCCGCGAGCGGAGCGCCGGGATCAAACTCCGCCCCGAGTTCGTCGATCGAGGGAGGCTCAGCGTCGGGGTCAGGCTCCTGAATCGACGAGAACAAATCTCTCAATTCTTTCTCAAGCGGCCGGAACTCTTTCCACAGGGGGGCCTTGCTCGCGTCCAGGTCCAACGCCATCGCCAACATCAGGGCCGACCTCACAAGGGCCTCGTGATCAGAGCGCAGCAAGCCAGCCGCGAAGAGGGCAGCCACCAGAGTGTTGAGACTCGCCACAAGTGTCTGATCCGCGCCACCGAAGGGCCTTTCAGCGACACTAAAGACGCGAGGATCAAGCCTGAACGCCTCCGCGTAGGCTTGAAAAACTTCGCGACGAATGCGGCCGCGCTCCCCCACCTCGTGGCCGTGCGCCCGCGCCCACTCGCGAACATCTCGACGGCTATGCATTGTTTGCCCCTTGCAAGGACGCACCGTCGGCCAGTGCGATGTCGATTCGCTTCCGCGCGATAGCGATGTAGTCGGGATTCAGCTCGACGCCGACAAATCTCCGCTTCAGGGAGGCCGCGACGCACGCTGTGGTTCCGGAACCTAGGAACGGGTCTAGCACGAGGTCTCCCGGCCTTGTTGACGTCAGGACAGCCGGCTCGACGAGCGCGCTCGGGAACGTCGCGAAGTGACCCGACGCCTCAGAGACGATCTGGGTCTTGATATCCCAGACCGTGCGATTCCTTCTGTCGTTGGGACCGCGAACCGCGTCCACGTTGTAGTAGTACCGCTCGGACTTCGAGAGCATGAAGAGGTACTCATGCGAGCGGGTGGGTCGATCACAGACGCTCTCAGGCTGGGCGTTCGGCTTGTTCCAGATGATGTCCGAGCGCAGGTACCAGCCAGCGTCCTGCAACGCGAACGCGAGCCGCCACGGGACGCCGATCAGATCCTTGGGCTTCAATCCCTCGGGCGTCGGAGGCCGCACACCCATTGCTCTCGCGACGTTCTTCTTGTCAGGAGCCCGCCAGGTTCTGCCACCAGAGGTGTACGAGTCACCGATGTTGAGCCAGAGGGTGCCGTCATCACGGAGAACTCGACGTACTTGGTCGAAGACCTGTACGAGGCGCTCCACGAACTCGACCACGGACTGTTCTAGCCCGATCTGCCCGTTGATCTTGTAGTCGCGCAGGGACCAGTAGGGCGGTGAAGTCACGACACACTGGACGGAGCGGTCGGGCAGTCGCTGGAGAATCTGGTCGACGTCGCCGAGGATGATCGCCGAACCTCCGCCCACGAGCTCGGTGAAGGAGTCTTGGCTCGACCCCGCGTCGAGGGTGGCATACGCGGGGGGTTCCATAGCGGAAAGTGTAGGCACGGCGGCGCCTGCGCCGGTAAGGATGGGATTGCCGGCAGTCTTTTTATCTTTCATTACTAGTCCCCTCGCGCGCCCACTCGCGAACATCTCGACGGCTATGCATTGTTTGCCCCTTGCGGCGCCCAGGCGGCGGCGTGGTGGCTGGCCGGCCACGCTTTCGCGATCCGAGTGATGTCGTCGCGATCCTTGCGAACCACGGCGGCGCCTGCGCCGGTAAGGATGGGATTGCCGTCCTTGTCGACGAGGACCCACAGGACGGCAGTCTTGTTATCTTTCATTACTAGTCCCCTCGCGTGCGTCAGAGAGGAAAGCGTACAAGCACAAGTGACGCAATGCAAACCACAGAAAAGCGCGTCGGAATGCACCAAATTCCGAAACTTTGGTGAATTGCGGATGCAGAACAAGTTGCGTGTGTTGGATTAGGCTTGCGCGCCAACTAATGGCAGAGTATTGTCCCTTTCGCACCAAAAGTCCGGCTTGGGGGGGGTAAAAC